CATCTCTCACCCAACCTTCAATGCTACCGTCATTAACAAGAAAATGACAAACACCTTTTTTCTGCGGAATCCCAAGCCAATCGGTATCACGATACAACCAACATCTATCAGGCTGCGTTGCTCCCGCTTGTTTCAACACATTGCGTAATCTTACAATGCCACCAGAATATGACTCTTCCCAAACTTCTTTGACACCTTCATATATTTCTTCTTTGAGGACGTCAAACTGATCTTCCTTTTTATAGATATCACGTGTTCCTCTTCGAACAGCTTCAGCAGCAAAATAATATTTTCGCTGCTCTGCTAGGTGTTTTGACTCTTTCTCGTGTTCGTATAAATTCTCAATTGTAATCGAACTATCATTCAATTCTTGTGCATAAACAGCAATAAGTGCAGTAGTATACGCTCGCTCTTCAGTAATAATATTTTCTGGAATATCAACTTTCTGCAATGGATTTTTCTTGTAATTTTCTAATTCCTGTTGCAGTAATTGTTTAGCTTCTGGTGACAGTACATTGTCACGTGTCAAAGAATATAGATAAACCTGTCCAAGAAATTCAGCAAAAGTTTCCTTCTTCCCAAGCTGTTGAAGCTCAAATCTTTTTGCATCCGAGATATTAGAATCTTCCTTAATAACGCCTCTCAAATGAAATATCACTTCATCTTCCATTCCGGGCAAAAAATGCTTAATAACATTTGTTTCAAAGTATTTACCAATTGTCGCCTTCACTCTATCATCTTGCGAATTATTTCTGATTACCTTATGTGCTTTACCTTTAGGCTGACGATTTACAATTAGACTAGCTGTTCCTTTCGATACTGATACACGAGGTAAGCCCAGCGGTTCTGTAATGGCAGCATAAAGAAGCTCAATCAGATTTGGGTCGTCGATGTCATCTTTAAATGTATTCTTTATTTCAGCTAAAACTGTTGCTAATACGAGCTCTCGCAAGATGCTCACCTCCAAAAAGCAAACTTTAGGATAACTTTATAGGAACCACTTTGACAGTGCAAACTGCTGATATTTTTCTTGCTAGCGGTATAATGAATACGTGGTCAGCAGAAAGTGACTCATTGTTACATATCATTATACCACACGGCAAGGAAGATGTAAATATTATATTTGCGTTCGTGAATATTTATTTCATCTCTTTCCTTCCGAAGACAGTTGAACTGTCTCAAATTATATATCTTTATTAACTGCAGCCTAACCATCGGTGGAAAGGATGCAAACCGAAACGGAGATTTCCGTTCGATTTGTATGCTTTTCACCGATTTTTTTATTTTGCATATAAATTTCAACATTTCCCCGTTTTGGAACAGACGAAACGGAGGAAAATATGCAAAACAAAGACAATCAAAACCAACAGTATCGTATCTACATCAAGGAATCCAAAAGCTGGGTGGATGTAAACAAGGAATTCTATACGAACTACTATCGTGGCATCAATGCCTATCGCAAACGTCAGCAAGCGCATGGCCGTTGTGTCTGCCCTGCGAGAAAGCGCTATCTCTGTGATATGGATTGCTTAACCTGTCCTTATGCCAAGGCTGGCGACCAGCTTTCCCTTGATAACACCGTGAGCGACGGTGACGGGAATGAAAAGAGCTGGCTCGACGATGTACCGGATGAATCTGTAGCTATCGCTGAAGTATTAGAGGATGTAGAGCTCCTTAATGCCCTCTACGCAAAGCTGAACGAGCTGGACCCGGAAGGTCGACTTATCTGCCAGCTTATTATGGAGGGAAAATCGGAGCGTGACTGCAGCAAGGAAATGGGCCTCTCCCGTAACACATTCGTGTATCGCAGGGACAAGCTGTTCCAGAAGCTCCGATCTGAGCTCAAGGATTTCATCTAATTTAAATGGTCGTCCTCTGATTCTTCAGGGGACGATTTTTCTTTTCAAAAACTTTTTCATATTTTTTTCGGCCAAACGGCCATCTCACATCCATTGAGTAGTGTAAGGCGAAACAAAGCGACCTACAGAAATCGAGGTGAACATTGTGAATAAGACTTTTCACAACAGAAGCGGCACCGACGCAGAAGTGATTGCTACTCTCACTGCAATCAGTCAGGTATCCGCAAGAATGGCGAAGAATCTCAGAATCATCGCCGCACACAGACAATCCGAGGAAGGAGGAACCGTAAATGTCAAAAATGAGCGATATGTCCATGACCATCGAAGAGCTGAGAAATGCTGCCGCTGCTATTAATGGTGCAGCAAACTGGCTCGCACAGCAGTTTGGAGGAGCATCCGAAGCTGCTGAAACAGCAGAAGCCCCTGCTGCGCCTGCAAAACCTGCACTGTCCCTTGAGGAGGTTCGAGCTGTTCTGGCTGATAAATCTCGTGCCGGGCATACCGCTGAAATTCGAGAGCTTCTCGAAAAGTACGGTGCAAGCAAGTTGTCACTCGTAGACCCGGAACATTATGAAGCCCTGCTCAGGGAAGCGGAGGTGCTCTAATATGCCACCTAAAGGACATGCAATCCTCTCCGCATCCTCTTCTGACCGCTGGCTCCACTGCCCACCGTCAGCGAGGCTCTGCGAAACCTATGAGGATAAAGGCAGCGACTATGCTGCAGAAGGCACCGATGCTCACTCTCTTTGTGAGTACAAGCTCCGCAAGGCACTCGGTATGGAAGCCACAGATCCTACCGAGAATCTCGTCTGGTACAACGCTGAGATGGAGGATTGTGCTACCGGCTATGCCAGCTTCATCATGGAGCTTTTGGAAGAGGCCAAACAGACCTGCTCTGATCCTGTTGTTTTGATTGAGCAACGAGTCGACTTCTCTCGCTGGGTGGAACAAGGCTTCGGAACCTCGGATGCCATTCTCATCAGCGACGGTACCATGCACGTGATTGACTATAAGCATGGTCTTGGTGTCCTCGTGGATGCGACTGACAATCCTCAGATGAAATGCTACGCCCTCGGTGCTCTGGAGCTCTTTGATGACATCTACGACATTGATAATGTCAGTATGACCATCTACCAGCCAAGGCGTCAGAACATCTCCACCTTTGAGATTTCCAAAGATAAGTTGTACAAGTGGGCGGATGAAGTGTTGAAGCCTACCGCAGACCTTGCCTTTGCCGGTGATGGAAACTTCCTGTGTGGCGAATGGTGCGGATTCTGCAAGGCAAAGCACGAATGCCGCGCCAGAGCCGAGGCCAATCTTCTACTCGCGCAGCACGATTTCAAGCTGCCGCCACTGCTCACGGATTCGGAAATTGAAGTCATCCTCTCCCGTGCCGACGAACTGATCTCTTGGGCAGGTGACATCAAGGAGTATGCTCTGCAGCAGGCCATCAGCGGTAAGGAATGGGCTGGCTGGAAGTTAGTCGAAGGAAGATCCAACCGCAAGTATTCCAATGATGAAGCGGTCATCCAGGCAGTTACGGATGCCGGATTTGATCCATATGAAAAGAAGCTCCTTGGCATCACTGCCATGCAGAAGCGTCTTGGCAAATCCAGATTCGATGAGCTGCTTACCGCCTATATCGAAAAGCCCCAAGGTAAGCCAACGCTCGTGCCGGAGAGCGATAAACGTCCGGCAATGAACAATGCAAAAACTGATTTTATGGAGGAAAATTAAATGAACAAGAATGTAAAAATGACAAATCCCATGAAGGTTATCACTGGTCCTAACACACGCTGGAGCTACGCCAACGTCTGGGAACCGAAGTCCATCAATGGCGGCACTCCGAAGTACAGTGTCAGCCTGATTATCCCGAAGTCTGACACCAAGACCATCGCCAAGATTAAAGCTGCCATCGAGGCTGCTTACAAGGAAGGCGAAGCCAAGCTCAAGGGCAACGGCAAGTCCGTACCGGCGCTTTCCGTACTTAAGACTCCTCTTCGTGATGGCGACCTTGAGAGGCCGGATGACCCTGCATACGCTGGTAGCTACTTTGTGAATGCTAACGCCTCTTCTGCACCTGGCATCGTAGATGCAGACCGCAATCCTATCCTCACTCGTTCTGAAGTTTACTCCGGAGTCTACGGTCGTGCCAGCATCAGCTTCTACGCTTTCAACAGCTCTGGTAATAAGGGCATCGCCTGCGGCCTTAACAATCTGCAGAAGATCCGTGATGGCGAGCCTCTTGGTGGTAAGGCATCTGCTGAATCTGACTTCGCAACTGATGACGCTGAAGATTTTCTTGACTAATGGAGGAGACAAACTATGGAGACAATTATGATTAGTACGATTCTTGTAAACATCTGTATCGGCTGCTTCGCTTGTGTAGGACTTGCTACTGCGATCTCTATCATTCAGAGCATCATCAATGACAACAAGCGGGAAAAGCGTGAACAGGAAAAGGACAAGCGTGATCTCGAATACCACGAAAAGCGCATGAAGGACTTTAAGTAATCTATCATCCCGATGGCGGTGGCCCCACTGCCGCCATCGACATTTTTCGACAAAAGGAGGCAATCTATGAATGCATTTGTAGAAACATTAAATTTCTTTATTGGCAATGTCATCGAATACACTTTTCTGGTAGCCGTGTATGGCTTCGTCCTTTACAACATGGGGAAAGTCATCCTCTCTCTTATCCGCTATGCGCTGTACTACATCCGTCGTGATATCAAGAAGTACAAATCCAATAAAGATAAACGGTAACACGGCAGGCGGCAGGGATTTCTCTGCTGCCTGTTTTGTAGAAAGGACAATCTCATGAAAACACTCAGTATAGATATTGAGACCTACAGCGATGAGCCTCTTCAGAAGACCGGTGTCTATCGTTATGTAGAGTCTCCCAATTTTGAAATCCTACTCTTTGCCTATAGTGTAGACAGCCAGTCCGTTCAGGTCATCGACCTCGCCTGTGGAGAACAGATTCCGAAAGAGGTCCTTCTTGCCTTGGAGAATGAAACTGTCATCAAGTGGGCCTTCAACGCCAACTTTGAACGTATCTGCCTCTCTCGCTTCTTAGGCTATCCGACCGGAGAATATCTGGATTCGGAAAGCTGGCGCTGCTCCATGATATGGGCCGCCACAATGGGACTCCCACTCTCCTTGGAAGGTGTCGGTGCTGTTCTGGGTCTGGAAAAGCAGAAGCTCTCAGAAGGAAAAGACCTCATCAAATACTTCTGCCAGCCCTGTGCTCCCACGAAAACCAATGGGCAGCGTACAAGGAATCGCCCCTTTCACGCTCCGGACAAGTGGGCCATGTTCAAGAAATATAATATCCGTGATGTGGAGACCGAAATGGGCATCCAGCAGAGGCTTGCAAAGTTTCCGGTACCAGCTCAGGTCTGGGATGAATACCACATGGACCAAGAAATCAACGACCGTGGTGTACGTTTAGACATGGAGCTTGTTGCAGCTGCCATCGAAATGGATACTCGCTCCAGAACGGAATTAACTGAAACCATGAAGGAAATTACCGAGCTTGAGAATCCTAACTCCGTCCAGCAGATGAAGGCTTGGCTTTCTGACAACGGTTTGGAAACAGATACCCTCGGCAAGAAAGCTGTGACAGAGCTCCTAAAGTCGGCTTCTCCGAAGCTCTCGCAGGTCCTCACCTTAAGGCAGCAGCTGGCCAAGTCCTCTGTCCGTAAGTATCAGGCGATTGAAAAGACTGTTTGCGCAGATGGTCGTGCCCGTGGCATGTTCCAATTTTACGGAGCCAATCGAACCGGAAGATTCTCCGGTCGTAACATTCAGCTGCAGAACCTACCACAAAACCATCTACCGGACCTTGCAGAAGCACGTTCTCTGGTGCGCTCCGGTAACTTTGAAGCTGTGAAACTACTCTACGAAGATGTGCCTGATACACTTTCCCAGCTCATCCGTACTGCTTTCATTCCCAGAGAAGGAACGCAGTTTCTGGTGGCTGACTTTTCTGCTATCGAAGCCCGTGTCATCGCATGGTTTGCCGGTGAAAAGTGGCGTCAAGAGGTCTTTGCCAAAGGCGGAGATATCTACTGTGCTTCTGCCAGTCAGATGTTCAAAGTCCCTGTGGAGAAACACGGCATCAATGGGCATCTCAGACAAAAAGGTAAAATCGCTGAGCTAGCCCTCGGTTACGGAGGCTCGGTCGGTGCCTTAAAAGCTATGGGAGCACTGGATATGGGGCTTACTGAAGAGGAGCTTCCTCCACTGGTCGATGCATGGAGGCAGTCCAACCCGAACATCGTCAAATTCTGGTGGAATGTGGACCATGCTGTCATGGAAGCCGTAAAGTTTAAGCACACCACTTCCAGCTATGGTCTGACCTTCTCCTGCAGGAGTGGCATGCTCTTTATCACTCTCCCATCGGGAAGAAAGCTCGCATATGTGAAACCTAAGCTTGGAACGAATAAGTTCGGTGGTCAGTGCATCACCTACGAAGGTATCGGCGGCACCAAGAAGTGGGAGCGTCTCGATTCCTATGGTCCGAAATTTGTCGAAAACATCGTGCAGGCAACGGCCCGCGATATTCTCTGCTACGCCATGAAAACGCTCCGCTGCTGCTCCATTGTCATGCACATTCACGATGAGGTGGTCATTGAAGCGGACCCTCGCATGTCCTTGGAAGCAGTCTGTGAACAAATGGGTCGTACTCCACCCTGGGCCAAGGGACTACTTTTAAGAGCCGATGGCTATGCGACACCTTTTTATAAAAAAGATTAGATTTTTTCGGCCAAACGGCAAACTCATCTCCATTTAGTAGTGGAGATAGAAAATTTCATTTCGGTTTTTCGTCAAAATGGGACGTTCATCTCCAGTGGATATTAGAGATGGGCGTCCTTTTTTATGTCCATCCGGAAAGGAGGAACCTGACGTGTCAATCAGCAAATACAACAGCGAAGGTTACCATGATCCTACTGCTTTTGACGCACTTTCTTCTATCGAGAACGAAGCCCGTGCACTGCGTGCGTTCAGACCAATCGTATATATCTGCTCTCCCTTTGCCGGAGACACCGAAAAGAACGTAGATGCGGCCAAAGCCTACAGCCGCTTCGCAGTGGAGCAAGGATATATTCCCATCGCACCACACCTGCTGTTTCCGCAGTTTTTGGATGACACCAACCAGAAGGAACGTGAACTTGGTCTTTTTTTCGGAAATGCCATCATGAGCAAGTGTTCTGAGGTCTGGGTCTTTGGAAGTCATATCTCTTCCGGTATGGAAGCAGAAATCAAACGAGCCAAGTGGAAGAATTACCGCCTGCGCTATTTCACAGAAGATCTTGAGGAGGTTTAACACATGTACGAAGTAAAAGAAAATTCAAGAGTATTAAAAGACGGAACCGAAATCACGACCTACAGCAGAGACGTCGTCAGTTGCAACATTTTAGAGGTCGAAGCTGGTACTACCGGCTATTGTGGCGGTGACACTGGTCATGGTGGCCGTACCTATTTCAGCATCAAGGATGCAGCCTGCACTGACATGGATGTTCGGGTGATGCGTGACCGCTTTGGCGATTGTACCGGCTTTGAGGTTTCTCTTGGCGGTGACTGCGAGCTGGAGACCATGATTCGAGCTTTGAAATTTATCACCAAGGTTCTGGAAGAGGAATCCAAGGAGGTGTATGACTAATGTTCAATATTTATTCTGCGGACGTTACCGGTAATCCCGGTAACTGCTCATATCCGCATAAGCATGTCATTTTAGATGAGGATAGTCTGAAAGCTGCCATCTGCCACGACTATGTCTGCGCCGAATATAAAAACAGCTACCGCAACGGCGATAACTTTATCGGCAGCGACTGCCTTCCTGTGGATTGCGATAACGACCACTCGGAGAATCCAGATGACTGGGTCACTCCCGACGATATCATGCAGGCCTTTCCAGGTGTCAGCTTCGCTATCCACTATAGCCGCTACAACAATCGCGAGAAAAACGGTAAGGCAGCAAGGCCGAAGTTCCATGTCCTGTTTCCAATTGAATATGTATCCGATGCTTCTCTTTACAGCGATATGAAGAAGCTGGTCAATTCTATCTTCCCGTACTTCGATACGCAGGCGCTGGATGCCGCACGATTTTTCTTTGGAACGGCCACTGCGGATGTCGCCCTTTATCCGGGCCGCATGAATCTGACGGAGTTCTTGGATGAGGACCTGTTCGATGAAGATTTACCGGACGGTCAATACGATGGCGCTTCTATTCCCGAAGGAAGCCGTAATGCCACCATGTCCCGTTTCGCCGGTCGTGTCATCAAGAAATACGGAGACAGCGACAAAGCATATCAGGCATTCATTGATGAATCCGCAAAATGCGTACCTCCGCTGGATGCATCCGAACTTGCTACCATCTGGCACAGTGCCCAGCGCTTTTATGCAAGACTCTCTCAGCAGGACGGCTACATTGCACCGGAAGTCTATAACGACCCTTCCTGTTACAAACCGGGAGACTTTTCCGATGTCGGACAGGCTGAGGTGTTAGCAAAATACTTCTCTGGTGAGCTTCGCTACTCTCCGGCCACCCACTTTATCCGATACTCTGACCATTACTGGCAGGAATCCGAACCGGGTGCACAGGCAGTCGCCCACGAGCTTACCAGAAGGCAGCTGAAGGAAGCTAGCAACGATATGCTCGAAGCTCTCGATAAGCTGAAGAATTCCGGCGCACAATCTCTGCTCGACTCCATGTCCAAGAGCAAGGCAGAACAGGTCATGAACGAGAACCAACTGCAAGCCTATCAGGAACTTCTGGCTGCAAAGGCCTATCAGCAGTTTGCTGTAAAGCGCAGGGACTCCAAGAACATTACGTCTACGCTTAAGGAGTCCCGTCCAATGCTGGAGATCTCGCCTCGTGACCTTGATGCCGACTGCTTCGCTATGTGTACACCGGAAGCAACCTATGATCTGCGTAAAGGAATGGCTGGTGCCAGAGAACACCTGCCGGAGGATTTCATTACAAAAATCACCTCGGTGTCTCCGAATTACAAGGGACAGCAGATTTGGCTGGACTGCCTCGACCTCATCTTTCAGGGCAATCAGGAACTCATCGATTATGTTCAGATGATTTGTGGTCTAGCTGCTATCGGCAAGGTCTATGTGGAGGCACTCATCATTGCCTACGGTGATGGACGCAATGGTAAGTCCACCTTCTGGAATGCTATCTCCCGCGTGCTGGGTCTTTACTCCGGTAACATTTCTGCAGATACGCTCACTGTCGGATGCCGCAGAAACATCAAGCCGGAAATGGCTGAGGTCAAAGGCAAAAGACTCCTCATCGCTGCCGAGATGCAGGAAGGTGCAAGGCTTAACGATTCCACCGTCAAGCAGCTCTGCTCCACCGACGATGTCTTTGCAGAGAAGAAATACAAGGACCCGTTCTCCTTCAAGCCCTGCCACACGCTGGTGCTTTACACCAACCATCTGCCTCGTGTCTCTGCATCCGATGATGGCATCTGGAGACGACTCATCGTCATCCCGTTCAACGCCAAGATTACCGACAGCAGCGACATCAAGAATTATAGCGAGTATCTTTACGACAACGCTGGTGGCAGCATTTTGGCGTGGGTCATCGAAGGTGCCAAGAAGGTCATCGAGTCCGATTACCAGATTCCCGTGCCGGACCTAGTGCAGAAAGCCATTGATGAATATCGCAGTCAGAACGACTGGTTTGGTCACTTCCTTGCAGATAAATGCGAGGTCGACCCGTCCTATAAAGAAAGCTCCTCTTCTCTTTATCAGGCGTACCGCAACTATTCTCTGGACTGCAACGAGTATGTGCGCAGTACCGCTGACTTCTACTTTGCTCTGGAGAAGGCTGGCTTTGAGCGAATCACCGTGAGCAGAAAGCGTTACTTTAAGGGTCTGCGCTTACGTGATGACACTGGTGCAGACGAGGATTTTATGAATTAAGGCCATAAATGACAAGGTGTATCAATGTGTTATATAAAACTTTTCTTAGGCCTATAAAAATATCAATAAGAAAAAGTATGGAAAATACCATTGATACACCTTGCACATCTTCAAATTAACGGCCTGATGGAGGACAAGTATGTTAGAAAAAACGATAGAAAAGAAATTGACAACCGCAGTAAAAAAGGCTGGTGGTATCGCACCGAAGTTCGTGTCTCCTTCTTTCGCAGGGATGCCCGACCGCATTATCTTATTACCTGATGGGAAGTTTGCCTTTGCAGAATTAAAGGCACCGGGAGAATCCCCACGCCCATTGCAAAAAGCACGTCACAGGCTCCTTCGCTCTCTGGGCTTTCGTGTGTATGTGATTGATAGTATCGAACAGATTGGAGGGATGATTGATGAACTTCGCACCTCATGATTATCAGGCCTACGCCATCGATTATATTGAGACACACCCTGTGGCAGCAGTCCTGCTCGATATGGGTCTTGGAAAAACAGTCATCTCCCTGACTGCCATCGCAGACCTGCTGTTCGACAGCTTTGAGGCCCATCGCATTCTGGTGGTCGCTCCACTTCGAGTAGCCAGAGACACATGGCCTGCAGAAATCAGAAAATGGCAGCACCTGAAACACCTGACCTTCGCTGTCTGTGTGGGAACACCAAAAGAACGAAAAGTAGCTTTGATGGCAGGTGCAGACATCACCATCATCAACAGAGAAAACCTGCAGTGGCTCATCGAGTCCAGCGGCTTTCCCTTTGACTACGATATGGTAGTCATTGATGAGCTCTCATCCTTCAAGAACCACAATTCAAAGAGGTTCAAGTCCCTCTTGAAGGTAAGACCCAGCGTTAAGCGTATCATCGGCCTGACCGGAACACCCTCTTCCAACGGTCTGATGGATTTATGGGCTGAGTTCCGACTGCTGGATTTAGGAAAGCGCCTCGGACGATTCATTACCGAGTACCGAAACAACTACTTCGTGCCGGACAAGAGGAATGGTCAGATTATCTATTCCTATAAGCCGCAGCCCTATGCAGAGGAACGCATCTATGGACAGATTTCCGATATCACCATTTCCATGAAATCAACAGACCACCTGAAGATGCCAGAACTCATCTCCTCCGAATACGAGGTCCATTTATCCGACGATGAAGTGACCCGATATGAGGAATTGAAGCAGGAACTGGTGTTGGAGCTCCCTGATGGAGAAATCACGGCTGCCAATGCTGCTTCTCTCACCGGTAAGCTATCCCAGCTTGCCAACGGAGCTATTTATTCGGATACCGGTGACACCATCGAGTTTCATGACAGAAAGCTGGATGCTCTGGAGGATATCATCGAATCCGCAAACGGAAAACCGGTTCTTGTGGCTTACTGGTTCAAGCACGACCTCTCCCGTATCAAGAAACGCTTTGATGTGAGAGAAATAAAATCCAGCAAGGACATCACCGACTGGAATGCCGGAAAGATACCGGTCGCAGTCATCCACCCGGCCTCTGCCGGTCATGGACTCAACCTGCAGGCTGGTGGCTCCACCCTCATCTGGTTTGGGCTGACATGGTCACTGGAATTGTATCAGCAGACCAACGCCCGTCTCTGGAGACAGGGCCAGACTTCCGGAACCGTGGTGATAGAACACATCATCACAAAAGGGACCATCGATGAGCGCATCTTAAAGGCTCTCTCCAAAAAGGAACTGACCCAGAACGCCCTTATCGATGCAGTAAAAGCAAACCTATGACAATCTTCGACAAAATACGACAACCCGTGCCAATCCGAGGGAAATCTATTTTTTCGGAGGTACCAATCAATGACTGCAAAAGAATACTTATCTCAAGCACGCTACTTGGATAATAGAATCAAAAGCAAACTGTTACAGATAGATTCCTTAAATGAATTAGCTACCCGTTGCACACCATCCTACTCCGATATGCCAAAGAGTCCTAACCGTGAAGGCTCTCGAATGGAATCTGCCATTCTTGACATCATCGAGCTGGAGGATGAAATCAGTAAAGACGTCGTAGAACTGGTGGCGTTAAAGAAGGAAATCGTAGAGGTTATCAAACAGGTCGGCAATACTGAATACCAGACCTTACTTGAGGAACGCTACCTCTGCTTTATCACATGGGAGCAGATTGCTGTTGATATGGGATATGAGCTTCGTTACATCCACAAACTTCATGGAAAGGCACTGGAAGAAGTAAAAATTCCGGCTTCCTATGAAGGTGGACATGAAATGACATAGAAAGACACTAAGCTCTTCTGATATTATTATACTAGCGAAAGTGAGAATCGCAGAAAGCCTTGTGGGACGAGTCCTGCCGGGCTTTTCTTATACTCAAACGGAAGGAGGAATACGATGCCAAGAAAACCAAAACGTCCCTGCTCCTATCCCGGCTGCCCTAATCTGACAGACGGACGCTTCTGTCCGGAGCATGAAAAGAAGGAAGCCAAACGCTACGAGAAGTACGACCGAGACCCGAATGCCAAGCGTCGCTACGGACGTGCATGGAAACGTATCCGTGACAGCTATGCTGCTGCCCACCCTCTTTGTGAGAGGTGCCTTGAGAATGGTGTCTACACACCAACCGAGCAGATACACCATGTGAAGCCCCTCTCCCAAGGCGGCACGCATGATAGAGAGAACTTGATGGCTCTTTGCAAATCCTGCCATGCCAAGATTCATGCAGAACACGGCGACCGCTGGCACAACCGGTAGGGGCGGTCCACTTCTCTACGGTGAAGTCACCGGGGAACGGGCGTGGGGTCTCACGCACAAAGTCGCAATTTCAAACGGGGTATATAGGCCCCCGAACTGGAGGTGTAAAAAATGGCTAAGGACGGTACCAACCGTGGCGGCGCTCGTATCGGCGCTGGAGCCAAGAAAAAGCCCTTAGCTGACAGAATTGCTGAGGGAAATCCGGGCAAGCGTGAGTTGACTGTCATCGACTTTACAGACAGCACTGTCGATTTAGAAGGTCAGCCGATGCCCAAACCATCCAAGATGCTATCTGCGAGGCAAAAGAACGGTAAAAAGCTCGTTGCTGCAGATGTCTACAAGAAAACATGGAACTGGCTGCATGAACGTGGCTGCGCTGCTCTCGTCTCTCCGGAGCTTCTGGAGCGCTATGCCATGAGTGTTGCTCGGTGGATTCAATGTGAGGAAGCCATCACCGAGTTTGGATTCCTTGCCAAGCATCCGACCACCGGCAATGCTATCCAGTCTCCCTATGTGGCCATGAGTCAGAACTTCATGAGCCAGACCAATCGTCTCTGGATGGAGATATATCAAATCGTAAAAGAAAATTGTGCCACCGAATATAACGGCGCTACTCCACAGGATGATGTGATGGAGCGTCTCCTACTGGCACGGAAAGGAAATTGATATGGACTATCGTGAATTTATGCATCTACTGAAAAGCTATCGCCAGCAGCTGAGCTTTCAGCAGTTCAGCACACTTCGTGGTCAAGCTAAGGCCGGTGATATTGATGCCGCCTACAAGGGTCTACAAAAATTACTCAGGAGGAATGCACCATGCTGATTGAAAAGAAAAATGTCACAGAGCTTCTTCCTGCAGATTACAATCCTCGTAAGGATTTGAAGCCTGGCGACAAAGAATATGAAAAACTGAAACGCTCCATCGAGCAGTTCGGATATGTGGAGCCGGTCATCTGGAATGCCACCACCTCTCGTGTCGTTGGCGGTCACCAGAGACTAAAGGTTCTCATCGATATGGGCATCACCGAAGTGGAATGCGTCATCGTCGAAATGGATGAAGAGAAGGAAAAGGCTCTGAATATTGCGCTCAACAAAATCAGCGGTGAATGGGATAACGACAAGTTAGCCCTTCTTATTGCTGACCTGCAGGGTGCTGACTTCGATGTATCCCTTACTGGTTTTGAGCCCGAAGAGCTGGAGGATCTGTTTAGAGAAGATACAAAGAAAGGTGTTCAGGATGACGACTTTGATGTGGACGCCGAGCTTTCAAAGCCGACCTTCTCCAAGGCTGGTGACCTGTGGCTCCTTGGAGATCATCGTCTGGTCTGTGGTGATTCCACAAAACCTGAGACCTACGAGCTTCTGATGAACGGCAAGCTGGCAAATCTGGTCGTGACCGATCCTCCGTACAATGTCAACTATGAAGGAAGCGCCGGTAAGATTAAAAACGACAACATGGAAAACAGTGCCTTCTATCAATTCCTTCTGGATGCCTACACTCGCATGTACGAGTCAATGGCGGATGACGCTTCTATCTACGTCTTCCATGCAGACACCGAGGGGCTTAACTTCCGCAGAGCCTTTGCGGATGCCGGTTTCTACCTTTCCGGCTGCTGCATCTGGAAAAAGCAGTCACTTGTCCTTGGACGCAGCCCATACCAGTGGATGCATGAGCCTTGCCTCTTCGGATGGAAGAAATCCGGCAAGCACCAGTGGTATACCGGGCGCAAGGAAACGACCATCTGGGAATTTGATAAGCCTAAGAAGAACGGTGACCATCCGACCATGAAGCCTATCCCTCTTCTGGCTTATCCGATTATGAATTCCAGCATGACCAATTCTCTGGTCCTTGACCCATTTGGTGGTTCCGGCAGCACGCTCATCGCCTGTGAACAGACCGGTCGTATCTGCCACACCATCGAGCTGGATGAAAAGTTCTGCGATGTCATCGTTAAGCGCTACATCGAGCAGGTCGGCTCCTCTGCAAAGGTCTCTGTCATCCGTGATGGCTTGACCTATTCCTACGATGAAATTGCACCGGAAACTAAGGATGCCACTCTTTTGTAAGTAGGTACAGTACACAATCCAGAAGGCACATATTTGTCGATGTTTTTCTCCGATATCGCTTGCTATCACGTGCCTTCAGAGTGATATATGTACTACCAAAACAAAGGAGGATACCTACATGAACATCATCTTAAACGTAACTGAAAGAAAGCCGCTGGCGGCCCTGCTTGGTGAGTACAAGAACACCAAACCGAAATACCTGAGAGCCCCTTCCTACGGCTACCAGATTGGCGAGCTTCTTCTGACACGAGAAGGAAACATCGAAGGCCCGGACACCATGACTAAGGAAGAATTCGACGAGCTTCTCACCCTCTTGGATGCAGGCGGCTATCGTCCGGAAGAGACAGCCTTCCATTCGGCTGAGGAACCGGAAGCGGAAGCAGCTCCTACGGAAGAGCCCGGACTTACCATTACCATTCCGCTTGATAAGGTCAAGGTCGGAAACCTTACCAACCTTCTGGATGCCAAAGGCTCCCTCATCAAGCACGCCCTCCACATCGAGGACCTGCGCTTTGAACTGGATGAGGACAGCATTTCCTTCCCCTGGTTCAAGGAAACACCTGAGTCGGATGAGATCCACGCCTACAGCGCTTTGATTGCAGCCCTTTGCAAAATGAGCAAGGAGCAGAAACGAATCAGCGCTACAGAAAAGCCGGTAGACAACGAACGCTACGCATTCCGCTGCTTCCTTCTTCGCCTCGGCTTCATCGGTGACGAGTATAAAGCAGACCGCAAAATCCTGATGAGATATCTTCCGGGCAACAGCGCATTCAAAGGAGGTGAAGGCTATGCAATTTCCAAGTAAGGAGCAGGTGGCCCGTCAGCGCCGCCTTTACCCAGCTGGCACCCGTGTGGAGCTAGTCCAGATGGACGACGCACAGGCCCCTCCGGTGGGCACACGGGGTACCGTCATCGGTGTCGATGATACCGGAAGCATCATGGTGAATTGGGATAACGGCTCCGGACTCAACGTCATCTACGGCGTTGACCACTGTAAAGAGGTCTCAAATGAATAATCGATACTTCGTAATATTTAAATGTCGTGAAAAAATGAGGATCAAAACATATGAATTCAAAACACGTAGCGATGCATTAAATTATTTTCGTTTGTTTTATGAACCAGGTTCAGAAGATCTCTACTATTCCATTAGTGTATCTGAATTTGACGCGCATCAAAAGGTAGAACGTCTACTTGCTCTTCTAACTTTTGTAGAAAAAAGTATTAATGGTGACACCGTTAGAAAAGACTGGAGAAATTGTAATATAGGAAGAGTAACTATTTATGAAACACATGAATTTGATGGGGACAACATCACACGAGGGATCATCACTGAAATTCATTCCGATCATGCAATACTAACTGCTGATGGTATGCATCTCTGGATTGATGATGACACACAATTTATGTTTCGATAATTTTACTGAGAAAGGAAACACTATACATGACGAGCTATGATAAATTGGCTGATTATGATATTAGTCGCATAAAACTTTTAACTGATTTCTCTTACGATGACGCTTTAATCGGAGTCACAGAGGACAACCGTGCCATCTATGATTACGATAAAATGATTAGATGGCTCGTTGAAGAAGAAGGCTTTGGAGAAACAGATGCTGAGGAATGGATCAATTATAACACGATACGTGCACTTGATTATGCAGGATCTGATTCTCCAATTATTATGCATGCACTTGCATAGATTTTCTTAAGAAAGGAACCATGTATATGAATTATAAAATACTTCATTCTCATCTATCAGAGTCGGAGAAAAAATATTTTGAAGAACTTAACCCTGGATGGACTGTTAAATCAGCCGACTGTTTATTAATCACATTTAATGATGGAACTTCCACGACTTATGTTATTTTCGAAGGTCCATGGACAAAGGCTAATATGTGTAGAGATTGTGGATCATATTATGAACTTTCAATAGGAAATACGATTCAAAAAATCCCTCACTTTGATATCTAACAATTCTCCTAGATTCACAGATTTTCCTACAGATATTTGTGTACTATATGACCCTAATTGACTTGCTATTATGTGCCTTTAGAGTGATATATAGTACTACCAAAAGGGAAAACACATTTTTAGGAGGAACCTACCATGAAAGAAATCAGAACTTTTGAAGAAGCCATCGAGCAGAACGCAAGAAGCCTGAAGGAACTCGGAATCAACAGAACCTTATTCTGGGCTTACAGAACCAGCAAGGAGGCAGGAAACGAACTCATCGACTTCAACGATGTCATTTGGGATTACGACATCGAAGAAATCGCCCAGACCTTGAAAGCGACCGGCATCACCGAATTCACCATCAGCTCCACCTTCTCAAGCCTCATCGAAACCCTCGCAGCCTTCGAGAAGCACGGAATCAGCATGGCAGGCCTTACCACAGTAAAGGCACGCTACACCGATTGGAATAACGGCGAACACGCTCTCATCCCTGCAATCAAAATGACGGTAAAGGAGGCATAAGCCATGTGGAAAGAAGGAACCATCGGAATCCCGGACAAAAACGGCGGCTACCAAGTCGTACACTACTGGATAAAGCACTTTGAAGAGCCTAGCGAAGACTACGGCATCAACGGCGGCAGGATTTCCAAGCTCAGCCTGAAGCTGAACGGCGAGTGGATTGCCAACTACGACAGAGACTGGGACATTGAACCAACCTGCGAAGCTGCAAATCTTGCCCTTTGCATCCTACTGAACGAATACAACTAACCACCTGAAAAGAATATCAGGCAGGATGGTCCCGGATGGGGCTGTTCCTCGTTATAGACGTCGCCACCGGGCGGCTATTTTTATTTCTGTGAAAGGAGGCACATACATTTGCGTAAACTTGAAAACTACACACCGACACGCTTCATGGCTGCGGACTCCACCTATAGTAAACAGATGGCGGATTACGCAGTCAATTTTATTGAATGCCTCTGCCATACCAAAGGCACCTGGGCCGGTAAGCCCTTTGAGCTCATCGACTGGCAGGAACAGATTATTAGAGATATCTTCGGAACCTTAAAGCCAAATGGATATCGCCAGTTCAATACCGCCTATGTGGAAATTCCTAAAAAGATGGGAAAATCTGAGCTTGCTGCTGCCGTCGCCCTACTCCTTACTTGCGGCGATGGTGAAGAACGAGCTGAAGTCTATGGCTGTGCAGCTGACCGCCAGCAGGCAACGATCGTTTTTGATGTAGCTGCCGATATGGTGCGTATGTGTCCTGCACTGAACAGACGAGTAAAAATCCTCGCTTCCCAGAAGCGTATCGTCTACCAACCGACTAACAGCTTCTATCAGGTACTATCCGCAGAGGCCTACTCCAAGCACGGCTTCAATATTCACGGTGTTGTATTTGATGAGCTGCATACCCAGCCAAATCGTAAGCTCTTTGATGTCATGACCAAAGGCTCCGGAGATGCCAGAATGCAGCCACTCTACTTCCTTATCACGACTGCCGGAACGGATACCAACAGCATCTGCTACGAAACGCACCAGAAAGCCAAGGACATCTTGGAGGGCCGAAAGATTGACCCGACCTTCTATCCTGTCATCTACGGTGCCAATGAAACCGATGATTGGACGGACCCAGAGGTCTGGAAGAAAGCCAATCCGTCTCTTGGTATTACGGTCGGCATCGATAAGGTCGAAGCTGCCTGTGAATCTGCTAAGCAGAATCCCGGCGAGGAGAACTCCTTCCGACAGCTCAGACTCAATCAATGGGTGAAGCAGGCAGTCCGCTGGATGCCAATGGAGAAATGGGATGCCTGCTCCTTTGCAGTCAACCCGGATGAGCTGGAAGGCCGTGTCTGCTATGGTGGGCTGGACCTCTCTTCCACTACGGATATCACTGCCTTCGTGCTGGTATTTCCTCCCCAGGATGAGGATGACAAATACGCCATTCTCCCATATTTTTGGGTGCCGGAAGATACGCTGGAGCTGCGAGTTCGTCGTGATCACGTCCCATACGATGTCTGGGAGAGACAGGGCTTCCTGCAAACCACAGAAGGTAACGTCGTCCACTACGGCTACATCGAAAAATTCATCGAGCGCCTGGGTGAGAAATACAACATCCGTGAGATTGCCTTCGACCGCTGGGGAGCCGTCCAGATGGTACAAAACCTGGAGGGTATGGGCTTTACGGTGGTTCCCTTCGGCCAGGGCTTTAAGGATATGAGCCCTCCTACCAAGGAGCTCATGAAACTGACGCTGGAGCAAAAGCTGGCCCACGGTGGGCATCCGGTACTTCGCTGGATGATGGATAACATCTACATCCGTACTGACCCCGCCGGAAATATTAAGGCCGACAAAGAAAAATCTACAGAAAAGATTGATGGTGCGATTGCCACCATCATGGGACTAGACCGCGCGATTCGCTGCGGCAATGACACTGGTGCTTCTGTCTACGATGACAGAGGCATTTTATTTATCTGAGGAAAAATGATGATCACACTACTATTGCTTGGACTGATTGTGCTGCGTGAAGGCATCAATCAGGGAATTGGAGGTTTTGATGAATATACTTAGTGGACTTTTTAAATCCCGCGATAAGCCGACAAACAGCCTAAACGGATCCGGCTATCGCTTTTTCTTTGGTGGCACCACCTCCGGCAAGGCCGTCAACGAACGATCTGCCATGCAGATGACTGCTGTTTATGCCTGCGTAAGAATTCTATCGGAATCCATCGCATGCTTGCCGGTACATCTTTATCAATATAAGGAATCCGGCAGCAAGGAAAAGGCTCTCTCCCATCCACTGTATAAAATCCTGCACGATGAGCCCAACCCGGAAATGACATCCTTTGTTTTTCGAGAAACGCTGATGACGCACCTGCTGCTGTACGGCAATGCCTATGCGCAGATTATTCGCAACGGTAAAGGTCAGGTCATCGGGCTCTACCCGCTGATGCCTAACCGCATGACTGTGGATCGTGATGAACACGGGCACCTCTACTATCAATATCAGATGCAGGAGTCGGATGCCCAAACCATGAAAGCTGGAACGGTGACGCTCAGGCCATCCGATGTACTTCATGTACCAGGCCTCGGCTTCGATGGACTGGTTGGTTACTCGCCGATTGCCATGGCTAAGAATGCCATAGGCCTTTCCATTGCCACAGAGGAATACGGCGCTAAGTTCTTTGCAAACGGAGCTACACCGGGAGGTCTGCTGGAATTCCCTGGCACCGTCAAGAATCCAGATGTCATCCGCGAAAGCTGGAACAAGGGCTTTTCCGGTAGCAATTCTCATAAGATCGCAATCTTAGAGGAAGGCATGCACTACACGCCAATCTCTATCAGCCCGAATGAAGCACAGTTTTTGGAGACCAGAAAATTTCAGATTGATGAAATAGCTCGAATCTTTAGAGTGCCGCCCCACATGGTCGGTGACCTGGAGAAATCGAGCTTTTCTAATATTGAGCAGCAATCTCTCGAATTTGTGAAGTACACCTTGGAACCTTGGATTGTCCGTTGGGAACAGTCCATCAATCGTGCCCTTCTATCTGAATCTGAGAAGGCTGCTTATTTTGTAAAGTTCAATGTCGACGGCCTCTTACGTGGCGATTACCAAAGCCGTATGAACGGCTACGCCACGGCAAGGCAGAACGGCTGGATGTCCGCAAATGATATCCGTGAACTTGAAAACCTAGACCTCATCCCACCGGAACTTGGTGGTGACTTATATCTCATCAATGGAAACATGACCAAGCTGGAGGATGCAGGAATATTCGCAGCGACCACTGCTGTCGGAAAGGAGGACGAGAACGATGAAGAAGTTCTGGAAGTGGAAAAATCAGACGGTGACCAATCAGGAGACGCAGGAGCAGACACTGGAGAGGACGCTGTTTCTAAACGGCACCATCGCAGAGGAAAGCTGGTTTGACGATGATGTCACACCTAAGCTCTTTCGAGATGAGCTGTTTGCCGGAAACGGAGACATCACCATTTGGATTAACTCTCCGGGAGGCGACTGTGTGGCCGCAGCCCAGATTTACAACATGATGATAGAGTATCCCGGCAATGTCACTGTAAAGATTGATGGCATCGCAGCCTCTGCTGCATCTGTCATCGCTATGGCAGGTACAAAGGTGCTGGTATCTCCGGTATCCATGCTCATGATTCATAACCCGATGACTGCAGCTATGGGTGACACCAGTGAGATGCAGAAGGCTATCGCCATGCTGGATGAAGTCAAGGAATCCATCATCAATGCCTACGAAATCAAGACTGGTATGAGCCGTGCCAAGCTCTCCCATCTTATGGATGCAGAGACTTGGATGGATGCGCATACGGCCATCGATATGGGCTTTGCCGATGAAATCCTGACAAGACCAGCGGAGACACCGGTAGAAAATAACGCTGCTGGTCCGATGCTCTTCTCCCGTGCGGCGGTGACCAACTCCCTCATGGATAAGCTGGCTGCCAAGTGCCGCATCAAAAAGCCTGAAACACCGGAACGCTCCGTAGATTCTTTGATGGAGCGCCTTGACCTAATCAAACAATACATTTAATGGAGGTATTCGATTATGACTATTTTAGAACTGCGTGAAAAGCGCAACACCGCATGGAATGCTGCAAAGGCATTTCTTGATTCTCACCGTACCGAGAAAGGTACTCTTACTGCTGAGGACGATGCGACCTACTCCAGAATGGAACAGGAAATCGCTGATCTCGGCAAGGAAATCGCCCGTCTGGAAAGACAGGAAGCATTGGAGGCAGAGCTTAACAAGCCGGTAAATAAGCCTCTCACTTCTAAGCCTGTCACTGCTACTGAGAAACCTGTAAAGACCGGTCGTGCTTCTGATGAATATAAGGCTGGAATGCTCACGGCCCTTCGTTCTAACTTCAAGCAGATTTCTAACGTGCTGCAGGAAGGTGTGGACGCAGATGGTGGTTATCTGGTGCCGGATGAGTATGACCATCGTCTGATTGATGTCCTTACTGAGGAGAACATCATGCGTAAGCTTGGTCACAAGATTACTACATCCGGTGAGCACAAGATCAACATCGCAGCAACTAAGCCTGCAGCTGCTTGGATCGAGGAGGGTGGCGCACTCAGTTTCGGAGATGCAACCTTTGACCAGATTTTGCTGGATGCTCATAAGCTGCATGTTGCTATCAAGGTAACCGAGGAGCTTCTTTACGACAACGCCTTTAACCTGGAGAGCTATATCATCGACATGTTCGGTAAAGCTCTTGCTAATGCCGAGGAGGATGCCTTCCTGAATGGTTCCGGTGTTGGTCAGCCTCTGGGACTTTTTGCTGCGACCGGTGGTGGAACGGCAGCTATTTCCACGGCTTCTCTTACCGCCGATGATGTGATCAAGCTTGTGTATGCACTGAAGCGTCCTTACCGTAAGAACGCAAAGTTTATCATGAACGATCAGACCATCGCTTCTATCCGCCAGCTCAAGGACAACAACGGTGCCTATATGTGGCAGCCTTCTCTTGTGGCTGGTGAGCCGGATAAGCTCCTGGGCTATGATGTCTACACTTCTCCGTTCTGCCCTGCTGGAAAGATTGCCTTCGGTGATTACAGCTACTACAACATCGGAGATCGTGGTACTCGTTCCTTCAAGCAGCTCACAGAGCTTTTTGCTGGAAATGGCATGATCGGCTATGTTGCCAAGGAACGTGTGGATGGTAAGCTCATCCTTCCGGAGGCTGTGCAGATTCTTACCATCACTGGTAGTGCAAAAGCTGCCAAGGCCTAAGGTAATCTAAAGGAAAGGTGGCGTCATTTTTGATGAATGGCGCTGCCCTTACCATATCCTTAAGAATGGAGGCGATGAGAAATGCTCATTACACTGGAAGAAATGAAAAACTATCTGCGAGTGGATTTTGATGATGACGACGCTCTCATCGAAACTCTAATCACCGCTGCAACAAGGATCTGCATGGATATTCTCCGTACAGAGAATCTTGACGAGCTGTCTGATTGCGAGAATGCCAAGGCTGCCATTTTTTATACCGCTGCATACCTGTACGAGCACCGAGAGGAGGCAGATCATCACGCACTGACGCTTACACTGCGCTCTCTGCTATTCGGTGCCAGAAAGGAGGTCTTCTGATGAACATTGAACTTTTAAATGTCCGCATCTTCATTACCAAGAATAAAGTAACTGTGGATGCCATCGGAAACCATAAAACAAGCTGGGTACCCTACTACAGCTGCTATGCAACGGTAAGTGCTGAAGCAGGCAAGGAAGATACAGATGCTGGAATGATTGTAGACAATACGAAGGTCGATTTTACTATCCGGTGGTGCAAGAAGGCTGCCGCCTTAGATTCCACGCATTATCGTGTGGAATTTAACGATACACTTTATGACATCACAGCCATCGACCACATGAATTACAAGAAAAAATGCATCAAACTCTCCTGTCAGAAAGTGAGGCGCTAACGATGGCAACCGATCGAGTAAGCATTGGTCAGATGGCAGATGCGATTATGGAGGGACTTGAGGAATATGCCAGCCTTGCAACGGATGACCTAAAAGCATCGGTCCGCAAGGCTGGTAAAACCGTCAAGGATGAGATTGCTGCAACGGCTCCCAAGGACACTGGAAAATACGCAAAGAGCTGGGCTGTGAAAACGCAAAAGGAAACATCCAATTCTCTGGAGCTTGTGGTCCATTCTAAAAACCGCTATCAACTGGCCCACCTTCTGGAATTTGGTCATGCGAAGCGAGGTGGTGGCCGTGTCGCCGCAAGGCCCCATATTGCACCAGCGGAAGAAAAAGCGATTGATACACTGGAGCGTGAAATTGAAAAGGCCTTGAAAGGATAACGCATGAAGAAGTTAATCGAAATCATGAATAAAATAGGACTTCCCTTTGCCTACGACCACTTTGCAGAGGGAGAAGGCCCGGATCCGCCGTTTATTTGTTATCTTACACCGAACAGTGACAACTTCGCGGCAGACGGACAGGTCTACTATAAGATCAATGAAATTCACATCGAACTGTATACCGACTGTAAGGACTTGTCGGCAGAACAGCGTATAGAAGCCGTGCTCGATCAGCATGGCATTTTTTATGAAAAATCCGAGACTTGGATTGAATCAGAGAAGCTTTATGAAGTCCTGTATTCATTTGAAATGGAGGTAAATTAACGATGGCTGAAAAAGCAAATAAGGTGAAATTCAACCTGAAGAATACGCACTATGCGCTCCTTACCATTAGCGAGGACGGCACACCCACCTTCGGAACGCCGGTCCCGATGCCAGGCTCCGTATCGATCTCACTGGATGCAAATGGTGAGCCGGAGAACTTTTACGCGGATGGTGGTGTGTATTACGTAATCAATAATAACTGTGGCTATGACGGAGATCTGGAGCTTGCATTGATTCCGGAGTCCTTCCGCACGGACGTACTGAAGGAAACATTAGATTCTAAGGGAGTGCTGATTGAAAACTCCGAGGTGGAGCTTGCAGCATTTGCGCTCCTGTTCGAGTTTGATGGCGACCAGAAGCACATCCGCCATGTACTGTATAACTGCTCCGCTTCCCGCCCGGGCATTGAAGGAAAGACGAATGAGGATTCCAAAGAAGTACAGACGGAGAAGCTGTCTCTGAAGTCGGTGCCGCTTGCTAATGGTATGGTGAAAGCAAAGACCGGAAATACCACGGATGCCACCACCTATGCTGATTGGTATAAGGCTGTATATGTGCCTGCGGCAGAGAGCGATCCAGCAACGCAGTCTGTAGCGAAGCCTGCAAAGTCAGTAAAGGAGTGATTGTATGGGTATGACAAAGATGATTGAGATTGACGGAAAGCAGGTGCCCTTCAAGGCATCTGCCGCCATTCCGCGTATTTACCGCATCAAGTTCCACCGGGATATCTACAAGGATCTCGATGCGCTCGGAAAGGCAGTCGGCAACGGGGATGAGGCTTCCTCGCACCTCGATATGTTCTCCCTTGAGATGTTCGAGAACATCGCCTACATCATGGCAAAGCATGCAGACCCTTCCATTCCGGACAGCCCTGAGGAGTGGCTGGACGAGTTTAGCACCTTCTCCATCTACCAGGTGCTTCCGAAGATTATCGAGCTGTGGGGGCTGAATGTCCAGACGGATGTGGAGTCTAAAAAAAACTTCACGCAACTGACCGACCGATGACCACACCCTTGTTTCTGCTTCGCTGCGTACAGCTCGGCATCTCCATCCGGGATCTGGATCTTCTTACGATTGGGATAGTGAACGATATGTACGCAGAAAGCAGCAATGATGAGTATAAAGGCTATGCGCAGATCGCTACGCAGAAGGATTTCGATGCGTTTTAACGTTAAAATAAGCACAGCCTATTAGGGTGGGCTGTGCTTGTAAGATGGCGCGATATAATTTTAGTACAGCACTGCATCATCAGCAGTGAAACCACCGAGAGAATTTTCCTTGACCTGAATGCAGACATAGGTGATGCCGGATTCATTAGAAGCAAAAAACTGACGTTTAGCAGCAGGAGAAATTCTCAGCCAATCACCAGCTGTGAGCTCGATGGTCTCATTGTCGATGACAGCTTTTCCTTTTCCAGAGAGAATGCCATAGACTTCTTCGTTGTTCTTGTGAGAGTGAACAAATGGAACGCTTGCTCCGGCAGGAAGTTGGTTAATACTAATTTCAGCTCCAGTTAAAGAAAGTTTTTCGTGAAGCTCGACTCTTCCTTCGTTTCCAATGTTTGTTTTTGCATAATTTGCCATGATAGATACCTCCGATTTATATTTGCAATTTTGTATTGCTTATTTATAGAATACGGAATGACACATTCAAAAACAAGTACGCACTTTTTTGTAACTGTACATATAAAAAAGAATGTGTTAAACTGTACATGGAGGTGAAGCAAAATGAAAACAAAAGATGAGCTTCCTGAATGTCCTGTTGCAACAGCGGTAACACTGATTGGAGGAAAGTGGAAACTCCTTATTCTACGAAATCTGAAAGTAAGATCGGAAGAGCACACGTCTGAACTCCAGTCACTCCAGCAAATCTCGTAT